GCAGATATTTTATAACGAGGATTCCCGTTAATATCACTCTTTAACCTAGTAAAATAGGTAAGTACATTTTGATTATTGATGGTGGTGGTTTTTGTAGTAGTAGTATTCATTATTTATTTATTAGTAGGTTCAATCATGCACTCTGGACAGGTACTTTGTGCTTCCATTTTAGGGTTTGTCAATCCGCAAGTGTCGCAAGGCACAGGTACAGGTCGGTTTCGATAGTATTGTTTGAGTTTGTCTTTGATGTCTTCCATCATCGCTTCCTTTGACGCTATGTTAGTTCCAGATATTGGTAGCTCTCGACAGCCCCACGCTATAAATGGCATGGAAGAGCTGTGAGAGTCGATACGATAGTGGAAAGACAGGTTTTGATAGATGAAGCTTACTGACATAGTTCGGTTTCCTCAATAGTTACAAAGGTATCTCTGGTTTCCATGAGGTAATATTTAATCACATGAAAAGTATCATCTTTACCTTTTGTCAATGTTTGTTGTATGGCATCAAAGCGGTCAGTTAAATCTTGCAAGCAATCAATGGCACAATCAATTTCGGACAGGTAAGCTTTAAGATGTTCATTAATAACATCTATTGAGGTATCACCTTTGAAGATTTTAACAATTTCGTCGTGGTCATTGTTTGCTCCGATAAGTAGATATTTAAGTTTCATTATAGTTTCACTCCAGTTCTATTCTCTACATCCTTAATCAGTTGCAAGCCATCCTTTGGACGACAAGCCATTGCCTTGAAATCTAAGTTAGCAATCTTGCAAGCTTTACGGAGTTGAGTCAGTTGTGACTTGGTTAAATGTGAGTAAGTAGTTTGATCGATTTTATTCATTTTATGGTATAGATTTAAGGTTTAGGAATTGTAAGCTTGTTCAAGCACACAATCTGCAAGCTGTTCAGCAAGATCAATAGATAACTCTTCAAGGTCATCATCAGCAGAAAGTTCAGTTACAGCCCAGTGTTTGTGGAAGTAACAAGCACCTGAGAAAGAATTGTCACCTGATTGAAAGTTTAACTCTTCAAGGTTATCACAAGTACTAAAGGTCATCTGTATAGATTCGCTTTCCCCTGCTTCATCATAACTAGGTAGATAATCTTCAAGAATTGAAAAGATAGAAGCTTGGATTGATTTGATTTTTTGATCTGTATTTTTCATTTTAAGATATAGATTTAAGGATTAAGAAAACAGGATAGCGTAAAGAATCAAACCCCATCCGATACAGCAGATAACAGGAAAAGCATAGCCTAAGAATACTGACAACTTGCTATTGAATAGCTTTGCCGTCTCTTTGTCTATTTGATCGGATGCGGTTGGAAGTTTGTTTATTAGTTTCATGCTACCGCCTCCGATTCGATGTGCTGATAAGCTGAATAGATGCCGTTGCGAATAAGAAAGAAAGCTATCCAAGTCATGTGAGTATTTAAATCACGCATTGCATCCTCGTTATCAAACTCAAAGCCATTGTCTCTGACCTCTTCCACAGCTTGCATGAATAGCTCATGATTATAGTCACGCATCATGTTTACTAAATCCCATGCTTTGGAGTAATAGATAACATATTGGCAACCATCAGCGATTTCGTGGATTCGTTCAGTGACTTCTATATCATCTGAGTAAGAGTCATTAATATCTTCAGCTAAGCTTTGGCAGTAATCGATATATTCTTTGTAGTTTTTCATTCTATTTGGTATTTTTGGTGTTTATTGGTTGTATCATCGCACCCGGAGAAAATTCTCCCGGGTGCAACGATTGGTTTTTATTGGTCAAAGTTTAGCAGATGATTCATGTAAGATTCAATTAACTCAATGGTGTTTGTCATGTGAGCGTATAAATCGAATGTATCACAAATATAGCAAAAGGGTTCGTCCGATTCGTTCCACTCAATAGCATGTTGCAAGGTTACTTGGTTTAAGATTTTCATTGGTATAGATTTGGTTTAACACTAGCGGTATTACTAGCGATGTTGGAAAGCTATGACAGAATCAAAAATTATTACAAACTTTATTTTTTCAAGTTGTTGTAAATCGTTGTAAATCAGCGAAATAAAAAATGAAAAAAGTTTTAATGAATTACATCAAAGAATCAATCTCGCATCAATCTGTGTTGTAAGCTGTTGATGATCAAAGAGTTAATGAAACGAACCCGAAAGAAAAACAAAAATATACGAGGAAACGCATCAACGCATCATGATAGATTGATACGATAACCAAGCTTTGATCGATCAAACAACTGACGCAATCCACCCTGTTTATCTGTTGATTTGCGAAAAAATAGAAGCTTTTGACGGAACTCTGGAAATCTGTTGTGTAAATCGTTGATAGTCAACGCGGTTCGCACAACATTGATTATGTCTAATTGTATAAATACCCTCCCCTATAAGAATCTTGCGGGTACATGCGGGGGTAATTAACGCGCGCGTATATAGCGTAAGCCTCTCAGATTTTTTCACCAAATCTTTTTAGTAGGTCTCAGATTTTTCTACCGAAACCTTTTGCTACATACTTCAGAACTGAGGATCAAACGGCTCGTTATCGTCATCCTCTATAGGTTCTCCCTCAAATATAACATCATCTGTTTCAGTCAGTACAGACAGCTTAGCGAAGTCCAGGCATCCTGCTATAGTGTAGTCGTTAAGATCGTACTCTTTCTTGAACCGATATATAAGCTTTGCTAGTTCGTACTGGAGGGTTTCTGTTTGTTCGTTGATGTCCATGAGTTATAACCATAGCATAATACGAGACGATTTCATAGGTAAATCTGCTGTACGATTCTTGACCAGTGTTTATCTAGGGTTTTAACTTTTAGGCTTTACATGTTTCCTTCGGCTGCTCATTGTTATAATTGAATACTTAATACTACTAAAAGTTGTATAAGGATAATATCAAGCAGCAGTACCAATATGTACTTTAACTGTCCCTTTGCTACAGCTCCTTTTACCAAAGATAACATTAGCAGATACTTCAGTTACACAACGGTTGATATACAGCTACTGTAGTTACTCATACTTCGTTCTTTCGTAACTAACACTTAGTACGGTTATCAACACTGCTCTTCTTTAAAAGTTTTTAAGGATAGGTGTGTCTATAAATAGACCTATATATGTATTTACACTAAGTACGAAATCACCTACTATATCCAGCTAACAACAGTTTTGTTATTACTTCTTTTATGAAAGCTATCAGTAAACTTTGTTAGTTCTTTTTCCAACAGCTCTTGTTGTCTATCAATCATAGATTGGTTAACATCAGCAGCCATCTGCTGCACCCAATAACCAACAGCTATTGATAAAGCATCAAGACGGTCATCATGTACCAAGCTACCTTTATCTCTTGTTATCCTAGATAGTTGATACATCAGCATGTACCTAGTTTGTTGTTCTATAGGATAGCTTAAGGCTGACCTGTAATCGTTATTTATAACAGTGGGATCAATGATAAGTCTATGAGAGTTTAACACAGGTTCAAGGGTATCTACTATCCGTAGCTCCTTCTGTTTGTTATGTCTGACTTCTTCTATAGTCACTGGATAAGTTGTTCTAAACAGAGGCTTTATCAGCTCCATAAACATACCGTCACCAAAGTTAGACTCTATAACTACCTTATTAACTTTGTTATCCTTAGCGATAGCTACAAGTTGTTGTAAAGTCTTAGTGTCGTACCCACCTCTTATACCACCAGCATCCGGTACAAACAGCTGACCGTTTAACATCTTTACTACAGCGTACCCTGTTTCATCCTTACCACGACCAGACGGGTCAATAGATAACACAGAGCCTGTGTACGGTATCATATCTCCAACAGTGTTAGCAGGTCTTCTGTAGCGATCTCCAGCCAGTCCTACATTAGGTAACTCTCTATCACAGTTATCAGGGTCACTTGACCACACGATCTTTTCAGGAGCTACATCAACATCTACATCCATCACTACCAGATCGTTAATCTTTAATGGGTATCTATCAGCATCACTTAGCTTCGGATTAAGCATGAACTGTAAAGCGTACCCTGTACGACCGTAAGACATCTTTCTTTCTTCCAGGTCTAAGTCAGTGAACCGTAATGGTTCTGTAGAAGTACCAATGGTCTCAGGTGTTATGTTATCCGCTATAAGGGGTGCTAGATCGCCTCCGTAGTTATTTATAGCCTCAGTATCGTCTGGATACTCAGAAGACCATATACGGCTCTTGTAGCCCCTCTCTCGCAGTTTGTTGTATATACTGTCCTCACATTGAGGAGTACCAAGAAAGATGATCCGGGAGGAGTCCAGGGGTTTAATGATAGCATCGAACTCTTTTACTTGTTCATCCAGCTTATCTCTCATTCCTTGAGTGGCACTGTTGTTAGCTACCTCCACATCATCTGCTACAATTATATCAGCACGAGAACCTGTTAGCTGGGACGATATACCAAGTGACTTAACAGAGGGTGCGTGAGAGGCAGGAGCAGGTCCTACATCAAATGCTATCTTACTGAATCGTTGGTTCTCTGATGGCTTTAATCCTTGTAAAATGGGAATCTCCTGAATGATTCGCAAGGTAAATGTAGAGAAGTCATCTGATCTATTCTTACTAGCTGATACAACAAGTATGTTCTTAGATGGGTCCAGTAGTAGCTGATGTACTACAAAAGCACTTGTTATCCACGACTTACCTACTCCACGAAACGCCATGATAACAGACCGCTTTGGACCGTGTTGCAGGTACTCAGCGATGTCGTACTGTAGCGTTGTAGGGTCTGGTAGATTAAGGTGCTTCCAAACCAGGAATAGAAAGTTTCTAAAGTCCCGTAGCTTGGGTGGTATCTCTTGGTGTTTCTTCTTCTTCAAAAGGTAAAGTATTTAAGTCATTAGCTAACGCTTGTAGAGGTGTACCCATTCCTGAGTCCATAACAACATTGTTATCCTTAAGGAACTGTCTAGCACCGTTTAGTAATGCAGCGTTGTACACGCCTTCAGCATCCATTACTTTTATACAGTTACGATATGCATTCGCTATTTGGTCATGCATCTTACTTCCTTCGGTATGACTTAGCATAATATATATTGTATATCAGTTTTGTTATCTTTGTAAATAAAAAGAGGACAGCCCAACTAACTAGACTGCCCTCTTAATATTCGATATGAGTAAACTTATCTTTTATTTATCTCTCGGCATTTCAGCATGGTCTCCTAGTCCGTTCATAT